TGGTCTCGCCTTTCTGTACTTCCACCTTGTTGATTTCTTTGATTAGCATATTCATAACTAGATGCTTGATAACTTCCTGCCCTTTCAACTCTGTATCCTATTTCTGTTCCTGTTGTTACTGTTATTTGGTCTAATATAAATAAATAAGTATCGTAATCAGCTAAACTTTCAAAGTCTAAAAACGCACTACTAGCTGTTTGTGTTTCAATTAATGTCAATGCACCTTCTTCTTCTGCACCCATTAAACCAAAGCGACTTGCACCTAACGGCATAAATTCTCCTAACTAAAGTTTTGTAATGCGTTTAATAATGGTGTTCCTGCATCTACAAATAAAAAAGTAACAAGGTCAATAGCACTATTACTTGCTGTCATTGTATAACCTGCACCACCTGCTGTTTTAGGTGTTACATTTCCACCACCATTTACTGTTACAGCAGTTATAGTAACTGTTTTTGGACTTGATGCGTGATTAGTAATCTGCAATGTAAAAGTAGATATTCCATTTGTTGGAACATTTGTAAAATCTATGTCTGTAACATTTTCTGTTAGTGTAATTGTGCCTGTGTTTCCTGCTGATAAATCAATAGCTAGAACACCACTTGAAGTACTCTCTGCAACATCTGTTTCGGCATAGTCTTTGAGTAGTAAACCAGATGCAATATTATCTCCGAACGCAACTTCTGCATCAATATCTAAATTTAATGTAACAGCACCACTTGTACCACCACCACCCATATTCGTTCCTGCGACAACTGAAGTGATGTCTCCCTCATCAATATAACTAGCCCACGAAGAACCATTATAAAATTGAAGAACATTTGTATCTTTAAGGAAACAAAACATTCCCTCTTCTGCTGATGATACTGCACTATCTCGTGCCGAACTATCTGCAAAAGTCATTATTACTTGCTCTTGAACATAATTGTTAAAGTCTGAAGCATTAACTAAATCTCCTGTTGCCCAAACCTTAAATCCACTAGGCATATTATATTCTCCTTAAATTTTTCTTTTCCATGATACCATTAACTATAAGCGAAACGAGTACCTTCTCCAACTTTAGCTTGACCCAACACCCAAGTTGATGACCCTGCTGGACTTAATGTAAGAGACCAAGACCAACTCTGGTTACCTGCATGGACTGCGTGGCTAATTGATTCAACAAATAATTCATCTGAGAATGTTGATGAATCTGGATTAGTTATATTAACTTTTACTCTATCTCCAAGCTCTAATCCTAAAGTCTTTGTCCACAAGTCAGTATCTTGTCTAGGATTCATTGTTAATTTATCAATTCTTAATATTGGAATGGCCGATTCAGCAATCTTCTCTTGAATAATACTTAATACATCTGAATCATTTATATTCTTAGTTGTTTTTGATGATGATAGTGCAGTATATGAAAGAACTGAATCTGTATCTGCTACATACTGGGTAGCTCCACCAGAACGAGTCCATGTATAAACATTTATCACTTCATTGGTATCAAACGAAGTTGCAACATTTGTATAAGGTAGATTAGACCCAGAGTTATCAAAGGTTGCTTGAACAGTTGTTGCTTTTGCATTTGTATATTTATAAGCTCTGTTCCTAAAGGTAGCATCTCCATCTCCTGCCATAAAGAATTGTCCATTCTCTGCTGTTTCACATTCTCTTAAAGCTGTTAAAAGATTAGTTGTGATTGCTTGTTGTTGAATCTGCTTTGTTCCAGTAGATATATCTCTTTCTCCAGAAGGAAAAGCAATCGAATCTAATAATCTTCCTACCCTAGTAGAAGTTAATTCTTGTGAATCTACATATCCAACCCTAGTAGATTGACCAAGCTCAGAGAATCCAGCAGTTCCTAGTCTCCAACCAACAGATTCTATTGTTTGATTATGAAATAATCTAAAAGCATCAACTGCTGTAAAGGTAACGATTGAATCTGCTCCTTCAGCAATATATTTAACTGGAACTGAATCTAAGTAACCAGTAAACAATCTATAAGTTGTTGAATCATAAACTGCTGATATTCTGACTTTCTTTAATGGTTGTATTTTTGTTTTACCAGCAGATGAATCGTAATAAGGACTAGAAGTATTTGAAGGATTAAACCTGTTGTCATGATTTGAAACTGTAAACTGCATTGTTCCAGCAGTAAACTCTCCTAGTTCGTTTGTTCTTCCTCTCTTAATATTGTAAGTTCTTAAATAAGCTGAGACATCAGTGTATGTAGGAGAAGTTGCTAAAGGTGTTGAGTCAAAGGCAATCTCCAGAGTTACTGTTACATCGGAATCAAAAGCTACACTCATATTAAAACGCTACTGTTGTTCCATTTCTCTGAGCTTCTCTTACTGCAATGGCAACTGCATCTTCAAATTCTTGCTGACTTAAAACACTTCCCTCAACTGTTTGTTGAATGTTTAAGATTGTTGTTACTCCACCTCTTTGACCTGCTTGAAAAGAAAACTTATTATCTGATAAAACATTATTAAGAGCTTTTGCTCCAGTGATGTCGGTTGTCTCACTTACTGCTCCTGCTCCTGCTCCAGCTCCACCACCACCAAGAATAGAACTAGCACTTGCATTCTCTCCAAACATTAAAGCTCCAAACATATCCTTCAACTTTCCTAATTGGATTCCAGTTTTGGATACCATCTGAGATAAAGCATCTTCAAATGTTCCTAAAGATTTTATGTCAGCAATAGCATCATCTAATTCTTTTTTAGCTAAAGCTATTTCTAAGAGATTCTTAGGAGTCTGAGCTGTTACTTCATTAAATTCTTCTTGAGCTTCAGTTAAAGCATCTTGAGCTTTTGTTAAGTTATCTAATGCTCTCTCTTCATCTTTTACTGCTTGTTCGTAAGCTCTGACTGCTGATTCAGATTCATAGTTAGCTGATGTAGAAGCTTCAATCATCTCTGTTAGTTTTCTTTCAGCAAGAATTAATTTGAGCTTTTGTATTTCACTCTTCTCTTCTTCTTCTTGTAATTTATTAATTGCTTCTTTTTGTTGGAGTATTGCAAGTTCTTCTTCTAAGGTAACCTTCTTAGCTTCTTCTTGAGAATCAAGCATATCTTGATAAAGTTTTTCTTTTTTCTCTATTGCCTTCTTATGTAAATTATCTGCTTTAGTTACATCTTTAACTGCATCATCTCTATCTTCTTCAGCATCTTTAATTCTCTCTTGAATATCTGCAAGAGCTTCTTGAGCATCTATTAGTGCTTGAAGAGAAGGTAGGGCTTTATCTTTTCTTTCCTTAGCAAGTTTTTCTTGAGCTTCAGCTTCTTCATTTATTTGTTCTACATATTCATCAATAGATTCACTTGTATCAACATAAGTATTTCTTATTCTGTCAAGCATATCTTTATTTCTACCTCTTCTGTTGTTTTGTTCTTGAAGAGCACTGTTCTGTTCATGTATCAAGTCAATTTCATCTTGGACAACTTCATTAACATCATCTACTGATTTTTCATAATTACGAAATGCTTTTGCTGAGTAATTTACTCCATCAATATTTTTCTGAATTTCTGCATTGCTATCCTTAACAGCATCTGACCACTCTTTGTATTTTTGTATTACTGAAGTTATTGCTTGAGTTGTCTTAGTAATCCATTGAACTAATTTGGTTAATGGCTCTACTAAAAGTGAGCCAATTATTATTCCTAATTCGCTAAAAGCATTCTTCATTAAATCAGATTGTGCTTTTAATGATGCCATTTGTTTATCTGCAACCATTTCTGTCATTCCACCAGCACTCTTTAACTGTTGTTCATAACCACGAATCTGGTCTCCAGCTCCAGAAAGAATCTTTACAGCATCAGCAACACCACGATTCAAACCTAGTTGGTCTAATGTAGATGCTTTCAATTCATCAGACATCGGCCCTAGAACAGAGTCAAGTTCTTCTATAATGTCTGCAACATTCTTCATGTTGCCTTCACTATCAAACATTTGTAGGTTTAACTTCTTAAATTCTTCTCCATTCTTTGCTGTTGCTCTTGGAATATCTCTAAGTAACTGGTTAAGCTTCTCTCCAGCTTCAGCTCCCTTAACACCTCTATCAGCAAATGCAGATAGAACTGCAACACCTTCCTCGATAGATTTGTTTGCAACCTTTAATGCAGACCCAGCTTTATTAGTTAAAGCTTCAGAGAACTGTTGAACAGATGCGTTAGCTAATGTGTTAGCTTTTACAAGAACATCAGTAACTCTTGTTAGGTTTGCTAAGTTTTGGTTAGCATCTTTAACTGTTAGACCTAAAGCAGACTGAGCATCAGTCGCTAAGTCAGTAGCAGTTGCCATGTCAAACATACCAGCTTGAGCAAACTTAGCTACTTGTGGAAGAGCTGATATAGATTGTTCAGCATTTAAACCAGCAGATGCTAAGAAGAAATATGCTTCAGCAGATTGTTCAGCACCTATTCTTGTTGTTCTTGATACAGCAAGAGCTTGTTCTTCCATTGCCTTTTGTTGTTCAATGGTTGTGTCCATGATGGCAACAGATTGTACCATCTTGTCATCGAATGCTGAAAATTCTTTAACAGCAGAAGATAATCCTTTAGCTAAAGCAATACCAACAGCTAATCCAGCTAGTTTTGCGTGTTTAGAAAACTTTCCGAACTTACCAGATGATTTGTCAGCAGAATTGCCAACTCCAGAGAGTTGTCTCTTAGCGAGTTCAGCTCCCTTAGTTACAATCTGTATTGCTATGTCTGCTATTGCCATTTATCTTCTCTTATTCTTTTGTGCTTCAGCTTGAGCTAAAGCTATTGCTTTATTCTCTCTAGTTACTTCCCAATCATAGAAAGCTAACCATTGATTATACTCTAATGCACTCATTGTAGCTCGAAGCTCGGCAACAGTCATGCTTAGCTCTCTAGCTAATTTGAATTGAAAAGCTAAATCTAAATTATTCTGGAAATTGTTCGGCTTCTGCCGACCCACCTAACCCATTTAGTTCGTTAATCTTTAAGAAGATTTTATCTATTACAGTTGCATCTTTTTCATACAACTCATCGATTATCTCATCAGTTAACTCTGGCTCGATTACACAAACCTTTAATAATTCCTTTTGGTAATCAAAAGCATCTTTGTTTTCTTCATCAAGAAGCTTTCCAAGTTGAACTTGCATAGCTTTATTAATGCCCTTAACTAAGATAGAAAATCCCCACTCTTCAATTTCATATTCTTCTTCTGGAACTGAAGGTAGTTTATTAATATCTTCAGCAGTTAGTCGCTTCATATATTACTCCTTCCTTGAGTATTCAGTTATTAATTCTAGTGTGTTGCTCTTGTAACTGCACCAGAGACTTGTAAGTCAGAACTCCAAGCTACGACATCTCCGACTGGAGATGATAGCGAGTAGTTAGTCATGATTGCTTCTCCAGTGTATTTGACTTTCCCAGAAGATGTTCCTTCTGGAGAATACTCAAATGATAGAGTTGCACTTTGACCAATAACTGCACCAGCTATTGCATCAAAAGTAGCATCAAATAAACCAGACAAGGAAATCGAGGAATCCTTCAATCCCACTATGTACGATTTAGCACTAGCTCCAAGTACGCTGGTTTCAGCTACATCTGCTGTCTCTGGAAAGTCAACATTGTTCACATAACTAGAAATGTCTGTTAACGAAGCTGAAGCGTTATCCAGCTTAAAAACAGAACTTTTTCCATGTACGAATGCCATATTGTCTCTCCTTAATTGTTTCTTCCAAAACCTACAATAGCATTTATTGTTGGTGTTGAACTTCCACCGATTGTATTATAGACACGAATGTATCTATTAATTGTTGTTCCACTAGCAACAGATTTGACTTCAGAAGTCACTGCTGTTATCTGAGTAAAAGTTATTAAATCTGCCCAACTAACATCATCGGCACTATGTTGTAATTTTATATCTGCTGTTGGACTTGTGCCACTAACAGAAGTGCAGATTACAAAAGCACCACAACTATTAGAAGTAGATGCTCCATTGTCTTGTGTAGTTGAATGAACTGCTGTTGATGCAAACTCTCCAGCAGTTAAAACACTTCCATTCCATATTCCATCATCTGATTGAACATCGACTGAAGTTGCTACAATATCTCCGACTGGACTTGATACTCCATAGTTAGTTATATTACTTACAGCAAAAACTGCTCTATCTCCTGTGGCTAAACCATCAACACCCATAGCAAAATCAAAATCAGCTCCACCTAAAAGTGGTTGTAACACTCCATCAGCAGTTGAATCCCAGAATCCAGATAGACCTATTGTTCCATCTTTAAGTCCTGCTATATATGTCTTTGCACTTCCTGTTGCTCCAAATGTTGTACTCTCTGCAACATCAGATGTTAATGCAGAGTCTGCATTGCTGAAATACGAACTGTAATCGCTAGAATTTATATATACTTTTGTATCTTTTCCATGAACGAATGCCATAGTTTACTTACCTTCCTCAACCCAAGCTTCATTAATGTCTTGAGTTGTCTTATCATCTTTCTTAAAACTTCCATCTTTATTCCTTGCTCTCTTTAATTTTTTTTCGACATATTTAACTACTATACCTTGTTCCAATAGCCACTTCTTTGATTTACTAGGAATAACTGATTCCTCAATTACATCTCCAGCTTCATATCTTTTATCTTTGGTATCAAAACCATTTACTACTTCATACTTCATGCTATTACCTCTACTAAAAATTCGACACCTAAATAGTCTATGTCATTAACAGTATAGACTCCATAATTGTCTGCTTCTACTACTCTAACAGAATCTGCCACTCCACCCAAAGTTCCATCAGATTCTACTTGTGCCTTAATGGAACTACTCCCACTTGAATTTAAGTAAGCATCGAGAGTTTCCTGCGAGTCTTGTGCATCAACTCTTGAGACATATAAATAAATTGGAATCCTATAAGTGTCTGAGCCACGAGCCATCGTTGAATCATAATCTATTGAATCAACAACACCTACTACTGCTGTTGGTGGCTCGATTGAATCTGGCACATAATCATAAATCATTAATGATGATATGTTTGCTAAGTTAGTTCCTATTCCATCTCTTATGCTTGTTAATGTGGCCATTATCTTTTACTCTTCCATTTTCTTTCTACTTGTTCAGTAGCTATCTTTAATAATACTTTTCTTTCAACTTCAGATTGTTCATATCCCATTTTTAAGAATGGAATAATTGGAGTTCCTCTTCTTGCAATCCCAGCAGATACTGCGTGTGGATTTAAGTCATGTCTATCTGACCAACCTTTAAGTTTTCTAGCTGAAACAAATCTTGGTGGAGTTCTATCAAAAGATTCTCTGTTCTCCCTACTGTAAGGTTTAACTAATTGCAGACCTTTATATTTATGATTAGCTGTTATTTTTCCATGAACAGTTTCAGCATAAGGAGAAGAAGAATAAACTTTAATTCCTTTTGGTAGAGCTCCCTTCTGTTGTACTCTTTTATATTTAATACTTGCCATAAGCTTTCCAGTATCTTCTGGAGTATTTTCTTTTGCTTTTTCTTTTACAATCTTTCCAGTTGCATTGAAATAATTTCTTAAGGGTAACAGTAAAAGTCTTTTAGAATCTAACCTCTTACGAAGTTTGTCAGCTCCAATGACCTTGAACTCGAAATCTTTGTTTGCCATTAGAGACTATTTCTTCTATAACCTTTAATAAGCTCCATTGCATCTGGGTCAAAATTTCTTTCCAGATTTACTGTTCCAGTGTTTTGTCCACCATAAGAAGAGAATGGAGCATCTTTCCTTTTGAATAATCTTGCACTCTGAAGATAAGTTGCTTGTTTGATTGCATTAGGTTTTCCACTGAATCCCCAAAGCCCTGTTACCTTAACTGACTTAACAATATCTGGGTTAAATCTCTCGGAGCTCCTACTATCTAAAATAAAGATGTGAGTATAAGGTTGTCTTTCAACTCCTTCAACTTCTTTTTCTCCTGCATCTAAGGGTTTCAAGTAGAAGTCAGTGTCTATTGCTAAAGTTGTATCGTGAGTACCATTATCAGTTGTATCAATCTTGACTTCTAAACCACTTGTACTTGATAGGTCTGGTATCTCAAGATATGTTCTGCTTACTGGAGTAAAGTATTTAACTTCAGAACTTGTCTGATAAAAATACCTTCCACAAATAGCATCAATCTCACGACTAGCACCTTCTACTGCATTCTCTAGGTTTTCATCTTGACCAGAGCCAGACAATCCTAGATATGTTTTAAGTTCGGCTAAGGTAATGTAGCCATTTACAATAGCCACGATTAACTACTTGCCTTTATTCTCTGCTGGAGCTTTAGCCTTAGCATTACCAAGACCCCACTCTTTTGTTTGAGCATCAGAAACTTCTTG